AGTTATACCGATCATTACAATATTTGCTCAAGTCCGTTACGTGGCGATTTTGCAAATTCAGAAAAATATAAAAGGGTATGGATCAAAGATCATTTAAATCCACAACCACAGGATATTATTATAACCGCTAACAAGTCTAAATATGCAAAACAAGCAGATGGTACTCCTAATGTTCTTATAGATGACAGAGGCATTAACATCAGCGGTTGGATTGGTGCGGGAGGTATTGGAGTTAAGTATCAAGCAGACGAAGATAGTTTAAGTATTGTTAAACAAGCATTGGATAAAGCATTTAAGAAAGAAGATACAGAAGAATCCTGGATAATTGATTATGAAAAAGGATTGGACGAAGTTATTAAAAAATATGCAGACGAAGGATCGTTGTTAGCCAACCCCAAGAACACTTATGTTGTTAGAACCGATTCGCCATATGATTATATTAGATTAGGAACCCATTTAGGAAATCCAGCGGATGTGGATCCAGATGATTTTAATCCAAGTGTAGGATCTCCCGATGTTCCACTGGTATTTTACGGTGGAGAAAAAGAGAAAGAAATGGCATACAAATATCTTAAAAGATTGGGTTACAAAATACAACCTGGTGATGGATATACTGATATGCACTATGATGCTCAACAGGATGAAAACTTTGCTGACGGTAAAAATCCAGGACGCAAAGGTTTAGCAAAGCGTAGTGGTGTGGATTGCAAACAACCTGTGAGCAAACTGCGTAAAATAGCGAAGAATTCAAGCGGTGAAAAACAACGTATGGCTCATTGGTGTGCCAACATGAAAAGCGGTAGGAATAAATAGAATTATGCGTATTACAGAATTAGATATATTTGCTCCACATACAGCCTATATTAGAACTGCTCCGGGTGTATATTTTAAAGCCGACTGGAGACAATCAGAAAAATTAACAGGCGACGATGCCGCATCTTTTGTTAAAATAGAACCTTTATCACCAGAAGTTGTTAAATCAATGGGGTTAGATGCCAAATTAAATGATAAGTCTGCCACAAGATATCGAAATAGAGAACTTGCTCGAGGTGGTCCAATTGGTGCTAGTGGTCCTTTCGCAGATAGAGAAATTACGCTGGTAGATTTAACAGATGAACCTTCAAAACGCTTTGGGGCACCACAACTTCCCGCAGGTGTTATTGCAAAACTATACAAACATATAGAGAAGGCAGAAAAAACTTCTGAAGCAAAAGAACAAAAGCCAATCAAGGCACGTGATCCTAACTGGCGTGATATGGAAGCATTGAGAAGGAGCGGTGCAAGTGGATCGCATGGCGATAAAACTAAAATCATTCCACGCAAAGAAAAACATAAAAACATTCCTATGGAAGACAAAGACACAGAAGATTTTGTTACAATGAATGTTCCGTTGCTAATACGTGTTTTAGAATATGCTCGTGAAGATGCAGAAACAGATATTGATCTACATAATATAATTGAAAAAGCGGTTGAACTAGGACAGGGCGAACCTTTAACAATGAAGGACTACGATAGACTGGTACAAAAAGACTTACCTGATACACAAGCAGAAGCAAAAGATCCTTGTTGGAAGGGTTATAAACAAATTGGTATGAAAAAGAAAGGTGGCAAACAAGTCCCTAACTGTGTACCAGAAAGAAAAACTATTTTTAGTGAATTAGAAAGTTTAAACGAAATTGCATCCGCGGGTGCTACAAGTGCAGGTAGCATTGCTACCGTGGTTAATCCACACGTTGCCATCGGCGATAAAAATGCACGTAAACGTTATGGACAAAAGGGAGAAAACCCAAATCCACCAAAAGCGAAAACACAAAAACCAAGCGACAATGCACTGGACATGAAAGGTGTTTCTGTCTTTGGAGGAACGATAAGTAGATAGTCATGAGAGCCGTAGAATTTATAAAAGAAGATAGACAGCAATTAAACGAATTTGCTTTTGTACCATTTGCGATAGCCGCTCTAGTAAGAGCCGCTGGTCCTATGGTGATTAAACAGTTGGCCGGCAAAGGTGTAAAAGAAGTAGCAAAAAAAATGGCGGCTGAACAACTAAAAAAACAAGCAATAAAAAAGGCGGCGAGTTCTGGATTTCAACAGGCGGCTAAATCAACAGGCGGCAAAACAATAGCAAAAGGTATTGTTAAAAAAGGTGCTGAAAAAGCAGGTAAACTTGCAATCGGTGCAGGCGAAGCAATTCTTAGAAATCCAGGAAAAAGTTTTTTAGCATATGCTGGATGGAAAGCCTGGAACAGTGTGGACGAAATTAAACAATGGCTAGGTGCTAAATTTGATATGGAGCAAGGAACCATTGCTAGTATTGCTGAAACAATTTGGGATTATAAAATTCATGCGGCAGTAGTTGCGGCAGTGGCTTGGGGCGGATACAAGTTTTATCAATGGTTTGGAAATAGAGATGAAGATCAAATTACCAACGATGTTGTTAGAATGTCAGGCGTTAAAGGACAAGTAGATGGTGGTATAGATGTAGGTGAAATGAACAATGATAAATGGTTAGCACTTCTAGTTAGTGGTGCTGTTGTTGGTGGACTAGTTGGAAAATACTGGCCTGAAATTAAAAAGAAAATTGCGGCCATGAAAGATGGTGCAATGGATTGGGTTAAAGATACGTTGGGTATAGGTGATGACGATGCAACAGGAGCACAACAAGGTGGAAGACCTGATGGTGCAAATGATCCAATACCAGGACCTTAGGAGAATATATGATGGAAAGAGATGAAATATTAGATAAGATTTTTGAAACAGACTATGATGCACCCGCTAATAGTTATGAAGCGGAAATGGTTAATAACCAAGTGGCGTTTATCAAGTATGCGGTTGACGAAATTGATGAGCACGTTAAGTCTGGTGGTATATTCCCTGAATGGTTTCAAAACAAATTAAGTGGTGTTCATGAAACAATCAAAACGCTACACGCATACATGGAAGGCGAAAGACAGCAACAAGAACGACAATTAAAGTTAAAATCTATAATGAGTTCTGAAGATTCCTACCTTGAAACACTGCAAGACAAGTTACAAAAGATGACTGATTATCATGCAAAGAAAAAAGCACTACAAGATATTCAAATGGATCCTAACACAGATAAAGATCCAGAACTAAAGAAAGAGTTGATTAAAAGATTACATCGTTTAGAAAAAACAGGAAAATAATATGTCTGATCTGCACAACATACTCAACAAATTTAACAGCCTAGGAATAGTTAACAAAGGATTAACAGTTGACGGTCCAATAGGTGCTCCTAAGAAACAAGACAGCACAGAAGTAAGTCCGTCATCTCATGCAAAACAAGTTAATGAAAGTGTTGGAAAGAAATTCATTCCAGGAGTTAGTGATGTTAGTGCAAACGATTTCGCCGCATTAGCAGGAATTAAAAGACAATCAACAGGTACTATGTACGCTGAACAACCTAAAAGACAACCACAACAGCAATCCACAGCAACTATGCAATCACAATCAACTTCAAATGCTGATTGGAATAAAGTAATGAACAGATTAGATTCAATGGAAGAAAAATTAAACAAAATGTTTGAATCATTAAATCCTGCTCCGTGGAAAAAATCTTTAAATGAAGATGTTGAAGTTCAAGAAGGAGACTTAATAATTAAAAGACCAGCATTTAATCATGCTATGCAATCTGCAATGGATGATCTACTTTGGAAAACAACTAAAAATCCTGAAATGATTCCATTGGTACAGAAGTTATATAAACTAGCCACTGGCAAGGATGTTGAGTATGATTCTGATAAGGATAGTTTTACAATTAAAGCAAAGCCAAAAGAATTAAGTCCGGCAGAAAAAATTATAGCAAAGACAAAAAAAGAGTTAAACACAGAAGATACTCTTAAATCAGAGTTTGCTTCTTTTCTAAAAGAGTTAGAAAACTTTAAAAAATGAGAGCAAAAGAGTTCGTAGATTACTTCTATGGTCTTGATCCGGAACATTTGTCCTATGGATATAAGATCGGTGATGTGTACGGAAAGAAAAATCTAAAAGTACCACACGCAAAACTGCATAGAAAGAAAAAAGTAGAGGAAAAGTGGAGTGAGAAGTACAAACGATCAATCAACTGTAACAATCCAAAAGGATTCTCACAACGTGCTCACTGCCAAGGAAGAAAAAAGTAGATCCATTGACTTTATAACGTCAATGAGTGCCGAGTATTACGAAAAGATCGGCTATCGTTTAACTAAAACATTTGATCATTACTTCCCCGAAAACATAAAATTACATATTTGGTCCGAGGATACACTGCCCGTCGACAGTAATAGATTTATTTTTCATGACCTGCAAACAAATGAATTTTATAATAGATTTACAATGCAGGTAAAAAAGCCTAACAAAACATCTAAAATGAGCATAAAAGTAGGTGCTCAGTATGAAGCAAGTAAAATACTAACAGGTAACACACTAGTTTGGTTGGATGCTGATGTGTTTATTATCAAACCAATTGATCATACATTTTTCAACAAGGTTACTCCACATGGATTAGCAAAATATATGGGGCAACATTATGATTCAGGACCCGAAACAGGTTTTATTTCATACAATAGAACACATTCAGAATTTATAAATTTCATGGAACAGTTTGTAGACATATATTACAGTGGAAGAATATATGATATTAATCCTAGTGTTGATACAGGAGCATGGTGGACAGTAAAACAATCAATGCCAGAAGAATTTTTTCACAGTTTAAGCAGTCATCTAGGAGTCAGTCACGTGTTCTCCGGAAGTGAACTGCGTGAATACCTCGGTCATGCCAAGGGTGCGATAAAATCAACAAAGCCAGATCTCTGTGATAATCGAGCATTTGTAAACATAGAAAACTAAATACTATTGAAGGGGTTGCTCAGTAACCTCTTTTTTAACGAAAGAGAGGAACCCTATGGCCTACTTGGTAGCAAATATACCACCAGTTGAATGTTTTGTTAGAAAAGAATACTTGTATGATTTAACTCCTGATCCAGAATTTCCAGGAAAACTTCAAGGACAAGGTGAATACGCTCATGCAATATGGGTATCAGTAAAAAGTATTCGAGGAAAAGCACTTTACGTTGAAAGTTTATTAACAGAATACGGTGCTTTATATGACAAGTTACCTTTAAGTGCTTATGTATGGCGTACAAATATCGATCAGAAAGATCTTCTTCCTTTAGATAATTTAGAAATATGGGACGCTTTCTCCTATCATATTAGTGTAATTAGAAAAGAAACATTAAAAGAATGTCGTGTTGCATACTTTGGCAAAGACAAACAACTGCATCACGGTGAATATATGTTTACTGTTGACAGTTGTCATTCAGAGCCAAATGAATTAAATGTAAGCCTATCAGAAACTCCTAACGAACATAAATCTTTTAATTTTATTAAGTTAGATAACGGTCAATTTGCCGCACAACCAAACAACAGATGTAAATGGTTCGATCAAAGTTTAATCAGTTCTGAGACCAAAACCGCAAACTTTAAGGTAAGTACACATGAGTTTAGTGTCGAAGACAATCCTAAGTGGAGTGCAAATCACGGTGACGGCACTAGTTGGCAATACGAACTAAAAGAAACGAAACCGAAAGTTGGAAAAGATTAGAGTAAAAATACAAAGAACCATTGAGTATAATGGTCCTAACAAACGAGATTACTTCCTAGCAGATCTTTTAAAAAAGTTTAACCCTAAACTAGGTTGTGAAGTCGGTGTGCGTAACGGTCGCACAACATTCCATCTACTAGATAAATTTCCAAATCTCACAATGTATGCTATCGACTATGACACAAAATTGTTCATGAGTGATAGAGCAGTATTAAAATATGGAACAAGATTGAATCCAATACAAGGAAATAGTCATGAAGTACACACAAATATTGAGGACAATAGTTTAGATTTTGTTTTCATCGACGCCAGTCATGATTATAATAGTGTTAAAAAGGACATAGAATATTATACACCAAAATTAAAAGAAGATGGTTGGTTATGTGGACACGATATGGATTTTCCTGGCGTAAACAAAGCAGTTCTAGAACTATTACCAAACAATCATCATATCGGTCCTAACAATGTTTGGTTTACCTGTTTGAATAAATCTATTCCAATTCCATTTAAAGTTCTTGACAACTAGCATAAATCTATTATATAATAAACAATCATACATATACAACCAAAGGAGTTTAACATATGTCAGGCAAAGTTTTCGGACCAGATGAAAAAGCAAAACTAATTCAAGTAGTTGGTGAAGGTGCCAATGTTATGCAGGAAATCGATGATCTTAAAGAAGGTCTTAGAGACACTGTAAAAGCAGTAGCAGAAGAACTTGATATCAAACCCGCTTTAATTAATAAAGCAATTAGTATTGCACAAAAAGGTAACTGGGGCGAGGTTTATTCAAATTTTGATGACCTTGAAACTATTATTGTTACCATCGGTAAGGACAAATAATTTTGGATTCCATAAAACGTTTTTGGACCGAAAGTTATCATTCTGATAAAATAGCATTTGCTTGTGAACTTATCAGTTTCGTATTCACTGTTGGTGCGAGCCTAACACTTGCACTAACAGCGAACAATCCTAATATGGCTGTTGTATATCCTGGATTTTTTATAGGATCCCTTACAGCCGTTTATGCTTATTATAGACGCAGAATACCGTGGCCAATGATGCTAACGACTTATTTTGCTATTGTTAATGTTTTTGGTTTTGGGAGAGCAGTCGGATGGTGGTAAATCTTTGGCAAAAAGTAAAGGACTTTTGGATTAGAAGTTATACTTCAGATCGCAGAGCATTTTATTATGAAACAGTGGCAAGTATTTGTGTGTTTACATCAATGACTTGGATTTCAATGACAGCACAACATCCACCGATGCATTTGATTTATCCTGTAAGTTTTACAGGTGCTGTTTTTAGTATCGCGGCATTTTTACGCAGGGGTGCAGGATGGCCTTTGGTTATGACTACCTATTTTGCTTTCCTACACGTATTTGGTTTTGGCAGAGCAATGGGTTGGTGGTAATATGGGCAGAATGAAAGAGCATTTAGAAAAAACAATTCATACAAGGATGAATGCTCTGCAACATTGGATGGAAGGAAACTATCATCTAAAGCGTCCCGAGGTTGTTGAAGAACACATTCTAACAATAACAAAATTTTGGAGTTTTCTATCTGAAGAAGATAAAGACTATATAGATGGTGCTAGGTACGCAATCGAAAAAAAGATGGAATGGAACGTATGAAATATATAGTAGATGTTGACGGAACCATTTGTAGCCTAAATATAACAGCAGATGGTAAAAACGAATACGAATTCGCAAAACCTTTCATGAAACGAATAGAACATCTAAATAAGTTATATGATGAAGGGCATGAAATACACTATTGGACAGCAAGAGGCATGAGCAACGGCAATTTAGAGGCAAAGCAACAATTAACAATAAAGCAATTTGAAGAATGGGGAGTAAAATACACTTCTCTAAACTTTAAGAAACCACACTATGATATTTGGATTGATGACAAGGCACAAAATGAAAAAGATTTTTTTGGTAACATTGACGGTTGATTTATTTCTAAATAGATCGTACAATTAAACTATGCATAAGGTATTGTCGGCCATAAACGACTTAATTTGGTATTGTCAGCCGAAAGTGGCAAATAGGAGAATAAATGAGTTACGTAGACGCTCTGTGGGACAGAGATAAGGATATAATCAAAGTCGTTGAACGAAATAAAAACGGCGAAAGAGAATTCCGAGAATTTCCAGCAAGATATATATTTTACTATAAAGATCCTCGAGGTAAAACGCAAAGTACTTTGGGCGATTCTGTTACCCGTGTGGTATGCAAAAGTTGGAAAGACTTTCTTAAAGAACAAAAAATTAACAAACACCGCGGACTGTATGAAGCAGACATTAATCCTGTTTATCGACTGCTTGAAGAAAACTATCTAGGTCAGGACGCACCTAATCTACACAAAGCATTTTTCGACATTGAGGTTGATTTTGATCCTAAGCGTGGATATAGTTCACCTGAAGATCCATTTACACCTATTACAGCAATTACGGTGTATTTACAATGGATGGAAAGTCTTGTAACACTTGCACTACCTCCTAAGGCTATGTCAATGGATGATGCCAAGTATGCAGTTAAAGACTTTGATAACGTTCACCTGTTTACCAGCGAAGCAGAAATGCTTGATACATTCCTAACACTAATTCAAGATGCAGATATTTTAAGTGGCTGGAACTCCGAAGGTTATGATATACCTTACACCATTAATAGAATTACAAAGGTACTAAGCAAAGAAGATACTAGACGTTTCTGCTTATGGGATCAGTATCCTAAGAAAAGAACTTATGAAAAGTTCGGAAGAGAACAAGAAACCTATGACCTAATAGGCAGACAGCATTTAGATAGTCTTGAACTTTATCGTAAATACACGTATGAAGAAAGACACACATATCGACTTGACGCTATTGGCGAAATGGAAGTTGGCGAAACAAAAACTGTGTACGAAGGTACACTCGATCAACTTTATAACAATGACTTCAGAACGTTCATCGAGTACAACAGACAAGACGTTGCACTACTGGACAAGTTGGACAAAAAACTAAGGTTCATTGATTTAGCCAACGAACTTGCTCACGCAAATACAGTTTTGCTACCCACCACGATGGGTGCAGTAGCAGTTACAGAACAAGCAATTATTAACGAAGCACACAGACGTGGCTTTGTTGTTCCTAATAGGGTACACAGAGAACCAGGTAGTGAACCTGCCGCAGGTGCTTATGTTGCTTATCCTAAAAAAGGATTGCATGACTGGATTGGATCGATGGACTTAAACTCACTATATCCGTCAGTAATTAGATCGCTGAACATGGATCCTGCAACTGTTGTAGGACAACTAAGACAAAACTATACACAAGAACACGTCGATCAAGAAATGACATTGCGTAAAAAATCATTTGCGGCGGCATGGGAAGGCAAATTTGGTAGTCTTGAGTATGATGCTGTTATGGAAAAACGCAAGGATCTTGCAATCACAATTGACTGGGAAAATGGTGAAGAAGACACAATGAGTGCCGCGGAAGTTTATAGGCTTATCTTTGAAAGTAATCAACCGTGGATGCTTACTGCTAACGGTACTATTCTTACATCAGAAAAAGAAGGTGTTATCCCAGGACTACTAGAACGTTGGTATGATGAACGTAAAGAGATGCAGGCTAAGAAAAAACAAGCAATTGACGCAGGTAACAAAATTGAAGAAGCATTCTGGGACAAACGACAACTTGTTAAGAAAATTAATCTTAACTCTTTGTATGGGGCCATTCTTAATCCTGGTTGTAGATTTTTTGACCCTAGGATCGGGCAAAGTACAACACTTACAGGTAGACGTATTACTAAACATATGGCCGCAAAGGTAAATGAAATTATCACAGGCGAATATGATCACACAGGTAAGGCAATTATCTATGGTGATACTGACTCCTGTTACTTTAGTGCATACACCAGTCTACGTGCAGAAATCGAAAAGGGCGAAGTAGAATGGAACAAAGAAACAGTAACACAACTGTATGATACTATCTGTGAAGAAGCAAACGAAAGTTTTCCAAAATTTATGCAAGATGCATTTCATTGTCCTAAGTCAAGAAGTACAGATGTTATTGCGGCTGGACGTGAAATTGTTGGCTCAAAAGGCTTGTTCATTACAAAGAAACGCTATGCTGTTTTGATTTATGATTTAGAAGGCCATCGTGTTGATGTTGATGGCAAACCAGGTAAGGTAAAAGCAATGGGTCTTGATCTTAAGAGATCAGATACTCCTGTGTTTATGCAGGACTTCCTAAGTGAAGTATTGTTGGCTGTGCTGACAGGTGCCCAAGAAGAACAGGTGCTTGATATGATTAGCGAGTTCCGAACAAAATTTAAAGCAAGACCTGGTTGGGAAAAAGGTTCACCTAAACGTGCAAATAACGTTACGGATTATCATGCTAAAGAAAAGAAGCAAGGTAAAACAAATATGCCAGGACACGTAAGAGCAAGTATTAACTGGAATACGTTACGTGAGTTAAATGGTGACAATTATAGTATGCGAATTGTTGACGGTATGAAGGTAATCGTTTGCAAACTAAAAAACAATCCATTGGGATATACTTCGGTTGCGTATCCTACAGACGAACTAAGACTGCCTAATTGGTTTCAAGAACTTCCGTTTTCGGATGATGAAATGGAATCAGTTATCATTGATAACAAATTGGACAATCTTATAGGCGTTTTG